AGTTACTTGTGCATGTGCAACAACATTTTCAAACGATTCTGGGAGTGTTATTGTTGTATTGCCTGACCCATTGTTCACAACATTAGTGAACTGAACCGTTTTAACAAATGTCTTATTAACGCCAATTCTGGTTAGTGTGTAATCAACAACTTTAGCCAGACAGCGAGTGAATATAATGCCGCCACTAACATCAATCGCCCCCCTTGCAGCAGAGTTTGAAATTCCGTTCATGGTGCTATCAATTCCATCAAGCGTACCACCGTGAACTGCTCCTGCTCGTTTTGGCGTGTATGTGTTTCCTCCTGAGTCTGCAAACCGAATTAGAGAGGTAGTGGATTTTCCATCAAGAACTGGCTCAACAAAAACGGTATTGTCAGCATCTCCGCTATATAGGATTGAGTCACCAATAAACGTGCCGCTTGCTACAGCGTGGATAATATTGTCAGTAGGCCACGGCCCTGATGCGTTTCCAACTCCATCAATACGTACAGCGTGATCAGTTAATCCGCCAGAAACACAGTCTACATAGATGCGATTGCGATCTGCTTTCTGCGTAATACCAATGGCTGCTGATAGCCCGGTCTGAGTTGGTGCATTTTGCAGGTTTGATGCTTTGATATGAACCGTATTGTCTGCACATGCTGGCTGCGCTGATGTGGCGTAAATAGATACGGCATGGTGATAGCAAGTGTCAACATTCACAAAACACTGATTGCGGGATGCCCCTGCCGACAAATACAGCGCATGCCGCTTGATGTTTTTTGCGCGGAGAAACACGAGATTATCATTCGCCGGACTAAGCAAAACACCATAGCCCTCGCTCGCTCCAGTGGTGCCAACAATGTCATGCACGTATGCATGAATCTCATTCATCGATGGCGCTGTCGTTGCAAGTGGCTGCAAGTGCAATGCTGCTGTCAGGTTTGAAATCTCAACGTCGAGATAAGCGCCAGTTACTCCGTCAACGGCAGGATAGATGCCCCGCTCAATAGTTGATACCGTGCCAGTTCCTACAATTTTTACATTCTCTGCTCTGGAATAATTCGAGACAAGCAGAACATTCATCCCAACAGTTCCGGCTTGAAGCGTAATGTTTTTAAGCGTTACGCTGGATGGGATTGTTGCAGATGAATCAACCTTGCATGTTTTTCCCAGTCCGTCGATAACTTTTGCGCCACTCGATAACGCAAGGTTTATCGCCGCAGAGTCGTTAGCAACCCCATCAGCAACCGCTCCAAAGTCGTGGATGCTTACAATGTCGCGAGCTTTAGATTGCAGAGTCCTAACTACAGCTCCAACTCCTGCCTGTATAAACCCGACAATACCGGCCCCAGTAGAGCTTAGGATCTTTGTGATAAACCCCTGAACAGAGGTGAAAATAGAGCCGCTTGAGCCATCGTCAGCGCCAACTAATCCGCCCCCTGTTGTGGCTTGCATTTGGCCCAGTGTCGTATAGTCTCCACTTCCAACCGCATTCGCAGCGCCAGTATGCCTAAATCCAGCCATTGGCAAATTGGCGGTAGGTGGTGTTTGCCCGTCAACTGAGACCGACCGTGTTATCTCATTGCCTAAGTCAGAAACAAGCGTATTGGCCCACGTTGATGTGATAGTTGTGTCGGTTACTACGGGATTCCCCGCCGGGGCGTTGTATTGTCCTGCGCCATTTCTTGGCATAATCAGTCCTCTAAAGGTTTAGGTGATTTTAGCTGCGCGGCCAGTTTTTGCGCCATCGAGTTTTCAACTTTGTTTACAATTTTGCCTTTTAGGGCCTGCCCTAATCCGCCGCCCATAGCACTACCAACCATACCACCCGTTGGCCCACCAATACCAAGCCCCAAAGCAGTACCAGCTACGGCACCAATCGGCATGGCAGAGTTTATCAGCCCTTTTTGTGCAAGGTTGTATTCCTGAGCCGCCGCGCCTTTGTAGGCTTTTGGTGGTGCGATTACATAGCCAACATCATGCAGTTTTTTGATCTGCGCCATTTCTTCTGGGGTGAAAACAAGACTGAGTTTGCTCGAATATGCCTTGAGCTTTTGACTTACCGCTTTCGGGTTCCAGTTCTCGGTATTTGCCGCTTGATTTGCACCTTCGGTAAATGCCGTTTTGCCAGCACCAGCTATATGCAAGTCTTTAAGCATTGCGCCTTTAATCTCTGCTAGTGCTTGCTGGCCTAGTGGCTGCAATTCTTCTGGCAAATTCTTGTATGTGTCTACAATGTGCTTAAATTGCACTGTTGGCATAGCCAACACCTTAGCAGGCACTTTTTCGTCATACAGTGATTGATTGATGCCGCCGTATTTGTCCTGCTGATTTAACAGGCTAATACCCTCTGGATTATCAATTGTCTGTTTGCGCCGTTGGTGCAATTGCCGTGCGGCTTTGTAAACATCTCCGCCCCCAACATTGGCGACATCCATATCAATAGCCTCTTTCACTTTGCCAATTAAGGCGCTATTGCCTGGGCTCCATTGCGAGTTAAGCCATTTGCGTAATGCTTCGGCGCTGTTTACTGTGGCGGGGGCTTCTGCTGTCACTCCGTCAACTGGCACACCCTTAAAGCGAGCGACTTGCCTCTCAATCGAGCCCAGCAAAGTAGTCCCAGCTGGCGAGGAAAGCAATGTTTCTTTAAAATCTGGGTCAGCTAGCAATTTGTTTAAATTGTCTGGCTTAACCTGCCCCATTTCGCCAGCCGTTTGTTTGGCCTGCTGGTATAGCCCAGTCACCCTGTTATCGAACCAGTCATTTAAAGACCTTGCTGGCTCTCGAATAACGCGCCCTGTGTCCTCTGGGGCCAAATCCATGTTTGCCCCGGTTTTCTTGATCAGATTGCCAGAGTAATTGCGGATTGCTTGTTGCTCTTTTAGCAACTGGTCGCGGATAACTTGGCCGCGCGGGTTGGTTAACAGAGAGGTGGCATACTCGTTGCCTGCCTCGTGCAGATTGCCAGATACAGCAGCGGGGCGCATCGTATCGAGCCCTAATTCCTTCATTAGTGCAATGTTTTGCTGCTGCTTCGGTTTTGCCAGATTACCAGAAGGCGCAACAAAATCAGTCTCTTTCACGTCAAACGGCTGCGGAGGCTGTTTGTATTGATTTGGAACTGTTGGCTGCGCTTCTTGGATAACCGTTTTCGTGCCATCTGTATTCAGCTTTACGCGCGGCTTAACTGTTTGCTGTGGCGCGTTTGCTCGTGCCAATTCTGCCGATGTTGGCGCAACAGGCGCGTGCGGGTCAAACTTTGGCTTATATCCGGTCAATGCTTTGGCAAGCTCGGTCTTTACGTTTCCGGCTGCGTTACGCAAAGTTGAAACGCTCGGTGCCAATGCCTGCGCATAACCGCCAGCCAGCCCGCCTAAAAGCTGCGCTGCGATTCGTGACGTGGGGCTTGCATCTTCTGGCAATTGTTCTTGTGCGGCTTGCCCTGCGACAGTTGGCACCATAGAGCGCGCTAGATTAACACCTACATTGCGCCCACCAGTTCCAGCCATTACAGCGGGGATTGCCGTTCCAGCCGAGTATAAATACCGGCTTGCCGTGTCCTGTGGATTGGGGTTTTCTGTTGGAATGCCAGCACTGGTGAACTTTTCTTTAAGCTGCTGCCGAGAACCGAATACTTTGGATTTGTCTGTAGGTTCGGCCCACTCTTGCACGTTTCCTGTTAACGCCTGAATTGGCGCTCCCAGTGCCGCCTTGCCTAAGTCGTAGGCGTCAACAACGGTATCAACTGGAGTGCCAACAATATCAGCCACGCCAGAATTAAACGCATTGCCAAACGCGCTCAAACGCTCGCCGATTGATGGCGCTGGCTTTTCAATTGGCGGAATGGCGTTAAGCGCGGCGGTCATTTCCTCGCGCGTCATTGTATCGGGGAGAGTTGCTACCCTGCCGTCTGGAAGCGTAAATTCGGCCATTATTCCCATTTCCCTGTTTTAGGATTGTAGGTAATGTTGTTCGCGTTTTTGGCTGGATTTGGCGATCCTCCGCTAGGAACCTTTTTCCACTTGGCCATAATTGGATTGGCCCAAATACTATTCTTATCTGACTGACTAATCCATCCTTGCTCTACTTGCGTCAAGTCGCCAGATGCGCGCGCTTTTGGCATGTTTTCGCTATAGTATTTAGCCTGTTTCATGGTCAAATTGTTGAAAGCCCTTGCACTGTCAAGAATAAACTGATTAGCAGCTTGCGTGTTTCCAAGCTGCGTTAGCGTTTGCTTGTAGCGCTCAGCATCGCCTTCTGTTTGCGGCCCTGTTGCAGCGTTAAGGCCGGTATAAACCTGCTGTCCTACAATCGAGTTAAATGTTTGCGCGTTTGTCGCCGCTGCTTTTGCGGAGTCTGGGGCGATACCAAGACCTACGAGAATATTTGCACCTTTTGCCATTGCTTCGGAACCCCATCCTGTATTGGCAGGGATATTGCGCAATGATTCGATTTGGTTGTTTAACGTTCCAGCTGCTTGTGCTTTTACCATTAATGGGCGGTAAGAGTTTTTAATAAAATCTTCGTTACCATATACAAGCGCTGATTGTTCGATTTTTGGCAAATTAACCATAGTCTGTTGTTTTGGCGAGCCTGCTACAGCCTTATTAATCTGGAAGTTTTGAACCGGCATATTAGGCGAAGCGGTAATAACACCATCTGTAAGCGTTGGATTAAACGGATCATTGACGTTAGGGATAACGCCAAGCGGGGTAAGACCATATTTTGAGCGCAAAACTCCATTCTCGCTGACAATCTCCTCTTGGCGATTTGACCCAATAAATTGACGCCCGCCGGCTTTATTCAGCACATACGCGCGACCCTGTTCATCAAACTCTGGGCTTGTCGAAAACTCAGGATTGTTTAGCGCGTTCCATGCCTTGAAGTAATCATCTGGATTTTGCGCGTGCAGATACTTATCGCCTTCTAGCGTTCCTGTGACAAATTTAGTGGCCTGCCGTTGTGGCTGCGCTTGTTGTGGCTGTTGCTCCATTTGTGGGATCAGGGCATTGGCCTCTTCGCCCGGCTGCTGATTGCCTAACAAAGCTTGCGCCAATGATTGTTGTGGCTGCAATTGTGGGGCGGGTTGTTGCTGTCCGCCGCCGTAGGTTGTTTGAAATTGCCGGTCTTTTTGTTCTTGCATCGCACGGGCGATCTTTTGCGCTTCTGTGGCGTTGTCCTTCTGCATCTTTGCGCCCATCCATGCAGCGCCAAGATTAGCCAATCCTTCCCATGGGCTGCGCTGGATAGCAACATTTCCCGCCATTTGCGTAGAATAGTCGCCACTCATGCCGCGCTGCATTAGCGTTTGCGCAATCGCTTGTCGTCGTGCAAGGTCGGCTTGCTGCTGTTGCAAGTCAGGGGCGTACAGAATGCCTGGTTGTGTTTGATTATTAGGCATAATAGCCACCGCCATTAGGGTTGTATTGATTGTTGATTAAATCAATTGTTTGCTGTTGTTGTGGCTGTTGTTGCTGCGCGTTCCCTTGTTGTTTCAGCGCATTACTTAGCATTTTTTGCCAATTAAAGCCAGATGCGCTAGCAGAGCTACCTCCGCCAATTGCGCTACCACCACCGCCTCCTCCAGCCCCGCCCGCGCCACCAGCAGCTCCACCGCCCCCACCAGGCCCGCCACCACCAGCCCCAGCACCAGCATAAAGAGCCGCCGCAATAGCTGCAGTATCAACCGGCTTGTTTTCCGTCCACTTGGCAAAGTTATCGTAAACCGGTATTTTTCTCAGTGGGTTAATTGCCTTGTCAACTTTTGCGAACGGCTTTCCGATCTGAGCAAAAACAGAGTTTGACTGGTCGCCAAGCTGTCTAAGTGGCTGGGTGTATTTTTCGCCAAACATCCACGCGAGGGGGTCTGTCCACTTTTGACCTTTTTCTCCGAGATTTGCAACAAAACTACTGCTGTTTGACGAGCTAAAAGAGTCTCCAAAGTTCATTTGCTAGCCTCCATATGCGCCAATCGCCGCGCCACCCAAATTGAACAGCCCACCCATCATGGCGTTACTGCTACCCGTTCTTGCGTTGCTGGCGTTTAGATTGTAATCGCCAATCGCTTGAGTTGCCCCAAGATAGTTTGCCCCGCCAGTGGTTGCTTGCTGCGCTTGCTGTTGATAGACAGGCGCTTGCATTTGATTACCAGTGCGCAAAGCGTTGATGATGTTAAGCGGCCTATCTTGCTGGTATTGCTGCTCGGTGATGGCGTTTTGCCGCGCTGTGTTGCCAATGCCGATACCTTGCAGAGCCGCTTGGCTGTATGCGTCATTGCGTGCATTATTGAAGTCGCGCATAGATGCAGAATAAGCCTCACTACCCGGGGTTATGCCCTGATTCGCAAGTCGGTTAATCAGCATTGACTCATTTTGCTGAAACGTAGGATTAAGCCGCGCCATGATCGCATCTTGGCCGGTCTGCCCTGCGTTTACCATGTTTTGCGGCAGCTTGGATTCATCAAAATACGGGTTGCTCATCGCCTGCTGAACTTGGCCGAGTCCGTTGTTTGCCAGCCCCATTAATCCTTGGCTGATGTTCGTGTTTTGGTCGTATAGCCGTTGTTGCTCAGGAGACAGCTTAGTGGTCATTGACCAGCGGTCTTGGTTGTTTGGGTCTTGAGAGTATTCGATTGAGCCTGTAGGCCCGTATTGATTTACACGGTTTGCAGTCGTTGCCACACGCGCGGCGTCAATATTGCCCGCCGCTGTCGCTTCTGCTGCTTTTGTGTAGTCTGGTGCTGGTGGTGCGCTGGCTTTTCCGCCCATTATAGTGGCTCCTTTGCTAGGTGACGACACTGTTCGCGCGTCATTGTGTATATCAGCAAATCGCCGCCAGTCGTGGCGGATTTTACGACTGCTTCAAGTATAAACCCTAAATGCTCATCAAATCTACGGGCAGAAACATTTGAAGAACAAACTAGGCCAATTATTTTATGCACTTTTGCTTTGTTGAATGGATAATCGAAGGCCATTTGCAGAAACTTGCGATTCATCCAGTCTTTTCCGGTTGCCGCGACGTGCATATTGATGCTGGCCCCGTTGTACCCGTCGAACCATACGCCTGCAATAATTTCACCATCTTTTTCTAGGCCCATCGCATAGCTATCCTGCGGGGTATAAAGCCCACCAGTCCGCACCGCGACCCATTCGCCAATGCGTACAGGGTCATCCCAGACAATCGTTTTCACAGAACTCCGCCATTTTCAAAGACGTAATCTGTCGATACCCATCTAACCTCTGTATTTACCGTTCCAATTACCAACTGAACCGCCGCCGAATACCCAACACCGGCAACAGTTTGCCAGTCTCGTTTATAGTCAATTCCGGTAGACCACGTTGCGCCATCCCACTTGGCTAAATCCCACAAATTGCTATTTTTGTTTGAGTAGCCAATCAAGCCACCATAGCCAGTAAGGTTAAAATCGGTGTTTAGCGTCATGTTTACCGTTAGGCTGCCGGTAGACGAAAGGATAGGCCGCGCCATCGTGAAGCGCTTGATTGTGGTCGGGTTGCCAAAGTAGCTAAAAGCTGGCAAGGCTCTGGCGACAATTCCGGCTCCTTTATCACTGTTACCAGTCCACGCTTTTACAACATTCCCCGCATCGTCGCCGTAGTAGATTTCATTCCCGAAGTATTCCCAGCAATAGGCATTAAAGCCAGTGAACTTGCACCATGAACCAGTAATGGCATTCATGGCGTACTGTTCTTGTGCTGTAGGCGAAACAGGCACATTCACCAAAACCATGTTCACATCTGGATAAACAAGCGTTTCCCATCCATAATTGCCATCATAATCTGATGTTGCAGAGCTTAAAGCCCACTGTATTTTGTCACTCAGATTGGTGCGCGAATTTACCCGCGAACTCATGAGAGACTTGGACATTGGTGCGAGTCCGTCTTTGCAGATAACCAGTAAATCGCCCTGATATTTCACCATGCAGCGTTTACCCATTGGAGAGCCAATGCTATAGACACCTACTAGGTTCCACGTTGACGCGCTCGACGGGTCGGTGCCAGAGTAAACCGCAACCTCGCCTTGTGACGTAATAAACACCGCATAGTCGTCCATCCCATAGCCGCCATCAAGCGACCATGTGCCCATTGCGACAAGATAGCCGCCAAAACGGAAAACCGAGCCTAGATCAAAAGATGACGCCGCGCCAGCAATGGCATTAGTACCCAAATACCACCACTTAAGACTGTTTTTCTCAATCATGAAAATACGGTTTTTGTGAATGCTAATGTTGTAAGCATTCGCCGTATCAAATCCAGTTATTGCCAGTGCGTTTGAGTAAGTACCAACTGGCGAGGCATTAGCCGCAGGATTACTTAGCATCGTATATTGCAGCGTATTTGCGCCCGTAACGGTCACTACAAAAGTTCCGTTGTAAGCCGCTGGCGTTGCCCCTGCTACGGTGATTGTGTTGCCTGTAATCAATCCGTGAGGAGTGGCGGTGGTCATTGTCGCCGTGGTGGTCACATAGGTGATTGTTGATATTGTCGCGCCTGCTGTGGCAGTTGCTATCTTGTACCAGTTCGTGCCATTGTATTGCAGCATCCGATCGGTGCCGTTTACAGCAACCATAAACGAGCCGCCAGGAGTAGAAAAATTGACATGCTCCCATTGCGAATTTGACAGCCCAGTTACTTTAGCCGCACCAGCTACGCCGCTTGACGTAACGTCAAAAACGGACGCATTACTAACGCCTGAAAATGCGAATAGTTTGCTAGTTGTTCCGGAGTTGTAAGCGGCAAGCGTTTGGATTGCGCCACCTGTACCAGTACACCAATTCTCTTGCCCCTTGCGTACTGTTACATCGCTAGTCGTTGGCCACCAGTTCTCCATGATAACCGCATCGGCTGGATGCATGTCGGCAAGGCTATCCCGCGCATTCCACCCACCTACAGGGGCTGGGAATGATCGAGTTCCAGCCGCTTGCCTGCGTCCTGTTTGTTGAGATGCCCTGCGAATGGTTGAGCCGCGCATTATGGCGTACCCCATGAACCAGCAGGCACAAACACGCCCGGGTAAATGTCGTATTGATTGGCACACATAGACAGAACCGGTTTCGATCCATCACGCGCCAAGTAATCCATGACACGGCGCTCGTATTTGTCGAAGTCCTGCGAGTAGTTAAAGCCCTTTGCGGCTTTCCATCGCCATATCAGGCCAAGAACCATAATATCTTCGTCCAGTACCGCCACATCATCATCTTGCGTGTAGCAGGATTTAGAGTTTCCTGCGTTGTCTACCGCCCAGTTCTTGGTGATGTAGTAAAACGCGCAAGTCTGGCCCGCTGCTGGTGCTGGGATAAACTCAATATTGCCAGCCACGACTTTGTACTGGTTCCATGGACCCTGCATAACCATTGCTTTCATCTGCTGCATTCTTTGAGCAGACAGAGGGCCGAATACTGGGCGGCGTAGGTCACGGTTCCAGATTGTTTCGTTGATTATGTATTTCATGCCAGGGCAGATTGTGTCCAACGAGCCCTGAATCGCTGTATTCACAGTGGTAAATACTGATTCTTTTAGCAAAGCCTGCCATTGCCCACGCTCGCCCAGCTCCTGCCCTTCTTCGCAAGCTAAAGCCATTAATTGCAACACCTGCGGATCGGTTGATGAAGCGACAGCGAGAGGCTTTTGAATACCTACCCGCATTGCTGCGGTCTGAACGAGCGTTAGCAATGACATTCTTATTCCTCTACTAAATTACCCTGTTTGGCTTGCGCCTTGAGCTTGCGATTTGCTGCTTCGAGTGATTCTACACGAGCTAGAGCATCAGCAAGTTTTACGGTTAACGCTTCATGCTGTAGCGCGATCTTCCCGCCCTCTGCTGTTGCTAGTGATTTCTGCGCTTTTTCTTTGAACTCACGCGATCCCATCCCAATGCGCGCTAGTGTATCTTCGGATGCGCTTGCCAAGTCCTCTAATGTGCGGACATTTCCGCTTAGAATCTGGCGTTGCTGCGCGGGGGTGAAAAAGCCACACATAAGGATCGGAGTGCCTTCGATTGGCAACTCTTGCCCGTCACGCCATGCCTTGTATTGTGCGTTGAAGTGGTCAGACCATCGAGGGTCATATTCGCCCTTCATCGCTTTATCTTTTATTTGTTTCAGCCATTCTTCGGCATTCTTTTCGATGTAATCGCGGCCACCTGCCGGAGTAATCCGAGCGAACGCTACATCTTTGTAAACAATCGCGCCTTTTTCAATTGACTGGTCACGATCTTCTACGGGCTTGTATTCAAATTCGACGTAAGGCGGTCTCGCCTCTGCAATTCCGAATGACATAGTATTTCCTTGGTATGTTAAAAACCCCGCCGTAGCGGGGCATTTGTTAAGCGCTCAAGAATGCGAAGTAATTACCATCGCCTTTTGCGCCAAATAGTGCCGCCTTGCCAGAACCTACGGCAAAAGCCGCATTGGTAGAGCCAAGAGCGATTTTACCGCCTACTGGTGGATATACGCTCAAAGAGTTGGCCCCTTGATTATACACCGCCACAATATCGCCCGCTGAAACGCGACCACCAGCAGCAGGCAAAATCACGCCAGTAGATGCGGCTACGGTTGTGATTTCGTTTGAAGGTGTGGTCAATGGCAATGCTGTTGCTTGGGTTGAACCAGTAGCAGTTAAGCCACCAGCGCCCACACCATTAATCGCCAGAGCGTTTTGAGCAGACAGTCCAGACTGTTGAATATCCAACATAAATCCAGGCATAAAAACTCCTTTCCAAAAAGGGGCCGAAGCCCCTCTCTATTAGGTGATTGCGCCCTGAGCCAACGGACGGGAAGAAACTGCTACGTTGTAGTAGTTCGAGCCGCTGGTGTAGGTTGCAGTAACAGACGTTGAAGTGGTCGCCGTCGCGTTTTGTGCCGTGGATGTGCCAGCCTGAACCATTGACACCAAAGTGCCGCTGGCGTCAATTGCACCAATCTCTGTAGATGCTGGAATACCAGTACCAGACAGAGCCAAGCCAACAAACCAGCCATCAGAGTTTTGAACGCGCAAGGTAGGCGAGCCATTAGTCACGGCAGTATTCGCCTTCACTACGGTGGTAGTTGCGGCAACTTGAATGCGTGAGTTAAGGACTTGCTTGCCTGCGGAGTTCGCGCCAAAAGTACCAGCAGCGGTGATGCCATAGGCGGTATTAGCCGCTACGGAAGCGCCTGACAGTACTGGATGGCGTCCAGCAATAACGAACCATGCGTATTGCACATAGGTTGCATTGCTTGGAATGCTTGACAACGAGAATGCCAAAGGCTGGCCCAAGTTGGCGGTATTTGGCACTGACACAAAGCCACTGTCTGCGGTCAGGGTAGAACCTTGGCCCACTTTGACAGCGGTAGATACTGGAATCGACAAGCGAATGCACTCTACGCCGCCCCAGTATGGGTCAATGAAGTCGCCATAAGTGCCAACTGGAATCAATGGAACATATCCAGATGTAGAAGTGGCTACTTCAACAGCCAGCAGGCTAGAGTTGGAAAACGGCTGGCCGCCGATCAGGGGAAATTGAGAAGCTGCTACGGTCATGATGCCTCCTTAGGCTTTGATAACGGCTTGTAAGAAACGAGCCGAGCAGGTTAAGTTACCTTGGAACAAGATAGGCATAACGATGGCATCTTGATTGACGGACTTTAGCTCATCCATCATGGTCATGTTTGCATCTTTATGGACTACCAATTCCAAGAAGTCAGTATTCAGCATATAAGCGTGGGCAGCTGGAATGCCACCAGACGAATCAAAGAACACATCGGCGTTTTTGTATTTCATGCTTACCATTCCGCCATTGCCGTTTTCATCGCTGGTGTAGCGTTTCAAACTGGTTTGGCTTTGCTCGTAGGCGGTGAAATAGTCGTCGGACATAACAATCAAATCGACCATGTCATTACCGCGAGTCGTTTTGATGTATGCAGCCAGCAACATGCTTTCAATCGTTGCGGAGCTAATTGCCAAAGCGTTGCCGCCTTGCAATGGTGCAGCAGCACTATTCACCACGTTTTGCCAGAAAGGCCATTGAGCAGCATTGATACCGCCAACAGTGCCAACACCAGTATCAGATACCAGTGCTTGAATACCGTTGATCTGGTTGGCTGCGGTGCCATCGCTGTAAAGGTCGTTAGACAGACCATTAGCCAAAGAGCGTTGTGCATTGGTGATTTTCGATTTAACAAAGTTCACAATGCGATTTGCGCCGGAGTTGGTACGCAGCTCGAGGCCAGATGCAGCCACGTTTACTGCAACCTGACGCCATGGGAACTCAGCAGCGGTCAACACGTCAACGGCGTTGATGTTTAACACATCGAAACCGCTATAGCGTTGATAGGTGCTATTGGCTTGGTAGTCCAGAGGCAAGACGATACTTAAACCGCCATCTTCTAGACGAACTTTGCCCTTTTCAGTCAAACGACGGAATAAGGCGTTATGTTTAGAGGTATTATCGGCCACGGTTTTAGCGTGGTTGCGATAGGTTGTTGATACTAGCTCCGAGAAGCTGTTAAATAAATTGCTTTGACCGGGAGAGGCCATAGTCTATCTCCTAAAATTAAATCATGCCCAGCTTTTCAGCCGTAGCGCGGATTGTGTCGTCAATTGAACCAGTGGTTTGTTTGCCTGCCGGAATTGCTCCACGGCTGCGAACATTCACGCCGGCTTTTTGTGCCGTTTGGGCTTTTGCTGCTGCCGCTTTACGCTGCTCTGCTTGTTGTTTAGCAAGCACCTCTGCGCGTGTAGTCGGATTAGCCCACAAAGCCTTGTCATACGCATCTTGCAAATCACTCGCGCGGCCAGCTTGCAGTAATGCGGCCATGTCCTCGCGTAATGCTTCAAAGTGCGGTTTATCTTTTGAAAACTCCGCAATCGTGCTGTTAAGCTGTTGCGCCTCTTGCTGTTGATGCGTCATTTGTTGCTGTTGAATATATCCCTCGAACTGCGCGACTCGTTGTTGTAGCGATTGCACTGTCGGGTCAACATATTCGAATGATTCTTGAGGCGTTGCCACCCCCGCCAAATCTACGCCATAATCTGCTGCCAGTTTACGGAATAAAAGGCTTTTTTGCTCAGGTGAGCCATAGCGTAAGGCATGATCTGCCGCAAATAGTTGTTGCGCTGCCTGTTGAGGCGTCACACCAAAACTTTGAACGGTTGCCATGTATGGGCTTACTGTCTTTTCCCATTCACTCGCGCTTTGTGCTGCCTGCTTGTATTTCTCGATTCCAGTGTGGAAGTCTTTTTCACGCCGTTCAAACTCGTTTCGCACGTCAGGGTCTAGCTTATCCCATTTCGCTTGAACTTCTTTTTTCAGTGATGATGGTGCTTTTGATACGGGTTCCGCTGCAATTTCTTCGGCTTCTTCCGCCTCCAGTTCAGGTTCTGCCGGTTCAGCTTCTACCTCTGCGACTTCTTCTACTTCTGGTCCTGGCTCCGCTTCTTTGCCGCCATTCTCCATAGCAGCCATAGTTTCGCGGATTGTATCTTCCATCGTTTTTTCATCGTCCTGAGTTGTCAGGGCGGAATCATCGACTAGCATCTTCGTGTCCTTTAAAGAATTGCGGTTAATTCACGCTGCTTTTCAAGCGGCATGTTGTTTAGAACCTCGTGTGCGCCTTTTTCCAGTATAGCCTCAAGCTTTGCATCTTCGCGCGCCTTGGCTTCTGCTGCTGCTTTCTTCTCTGCTTCCATGCCTTCCCACGGGCGGCACCCACTAGAGCGCAAATCCTCATGCCGTTGCTTGCGCCCGTCGATAAGTTTACCGCTTACTGGTGAGATATATGCAGGAATATCAACCGATACAGCAGCAGGCATCATCCAGCGAGAGCGCGACTCACCGCAACACGTTCCCATGTTTTCGTCACGGCCAGCAATCTTGCGAAATTCATCAGAATAGCTGCCGCACTTATCGCAACCAAATCTATAAATTGGCATTACACACCACCCATCCCATCAGATACACCATCCACACCATCGCCCGATGCGTTGATCTGCTGATCAGTGATAACCGCACCCGCCGACACTTGAGCCGATTGAACTTTAGCCATTGCGTTGATCTTGGCAATTTCGATCTGTGTTTGCTGCGCTGTTTGCTGCTTCATTTGTTCCAATTGTGTTTGGAATTGCAATGTTTGGCTGTCAACTTGCGCTTTGTATTCAAGTTTAAGTTTTTCCGTCATCATTTGCGCCTCAAGTTTGGCGCGGTCTGATTCAATGCTCGCTTGCGCCTTGGCCTGCTCGCGCACCTGGTCAACTTGTGATTGCATTTCAGCGCGCATTTGTGCGATCTGCTGCTCAGATTGAACTCTGATTTCTGCTATGTGCTTGTCGGCTTCGGCTTTAAGTTGCGCCTTCTGCATTTCAGCTTGTGCCGGGTCTGCTTGTGGCGCTGGTTGTGGCGCTTGAATCTTGTCTAGGCTATCCTCAACGGCAGTACCCATATTCGAGCGTCGGCAGATAGTCATTACAATCTCTTTCGCCGCCTCAATCGGGAATGCGCCAGCCTGAACCAGAGGCGCGATACCTTGCATAAACTGAGTAACGCCGGTTAACACCTTCGCCAGCCCGTCCATATCATCTTGAACCGCTGCGTTAATCGTCGAATCTGTCTCTACGTCAATTTTGTATGAGCGTTGTTCGTCGCTACGCAAAACCCCCATTACATCGTCAATCGTAATCGGCTTAGGCGGGATTTGTGGCGGTGGTGGCGGTTGCTGCCCTTGTTGCGCCATCATCATAGCTTGCTGCTGATATTGCATCTGCGCTTGCTGCACCTGTTGATTGTACTCAGCATCAGTTGGCAATTGCATCTGTGACATAGCCATCAGAGTCTCAGGCTGGAATTTCTGCCCGATTACTTCTGCCATAATCCGCACAATGTCGCGAACATAGAATTGAGTTGAGCGCTGTAACTTTTGGAGGCGAATCGAGCCCCATTGGTGTTTTAGTTGTTGCGCGCCAAGAGTCTCGGAGGCTACAGACTGTCCGCGCATAATGTCGGCAATACCTAAAATCTCGTAAATAACCGCCTTGCATTGCTCGCGTTGTGCATAAAGAGTCTGGATAACTTTTGCGGCCTGCTCGATAGGCAACCACCAGATACCAGCAGCGAGACCGCCGCGATCATACATTGCGGCAACTTCCGAAACGGGGATAAGCTGATTGTCTTCGGCTTCCATGATACTGGATAGCTCGGACATGGTTGCGTCATATGCGCCACGGGATTTTAGGCCATCAGTGAGCTTGTTAATCCGGCGGGAAACTAGGTCTAACTCTTTGGCTTGCTCCTG